AATGACGTATTCACACGCGGCTTCGGCAACGTGACCGTGACCTATACCGCTGGATATGCCAGCACGCCGCCAGAGATTGACGGCGCGTGCGCTGATTTGGTGGCGTACAAATACCGTGAATTGGAACGGATCGGACACAGCAGCAAGTCGATTCAGAGCGAGACTGTGGCATTCATTACCGATGACATGCCCGCCGGGGTCAAGACGATTCTCAACAACTACCGAAACGTGGTTCCCGTCTGATGATTACCGCATACCTGGTCGGAGAATCCGAACTGATGGCGCGCATGGGGCGCATGTATCCCAACGCGAAAAAGGGGCTGCTGGAAGCCGTCACCCGTCTGGCAATACAGCTTCAGCGTAACGTGATGAAGGACAAGCTGTCTGGACAGGTGCTGAACGTGCGCACCGGCACGCTGCGCCGCTCGATCAACCAATTAGTGTCGCAGACCGACACCAGCACAGAGGGTCGGGTTGGAACGAACGTCGAGTATGCGCGTATCCATGAATACGGCGGCACCGTTGCCCGCCGCTCAAAAAATGGTGTTGGGCGTGCGGTATACCCCGAACGTTCTTTCCTGCGTTCGGCCATGCACGACATGGAATCACAGATTAAGACCGAATTAGAAAATGCACTTAAACAGGCGGTGAAGCGATGACCCGAGAAGCTATTTACGCCGCGCTATTCTCCCGCGTATCCTCCGCCGCTGGTGTCGCGTCCTCCAAGCGGCGGCTGAGGCACTGGTCAGACGTATCGCCCGCCGACATGCCCGCTCTATTCATGGCGCAACGCGGCGAGTCGGCAAAGACCACCACCGGCCAGCCGACTACCTGGACGATGAACGTGGACTTGATCGTTTATGTCAGCGACGGCGGCGACCCATCCACCGTGCCGTCCACCGTGCTTAACCCGATTCTTGACGGGATTACCAACCTTTTCAACCCTGACCCGGTAACGGGCAAGCAGACGCTCGGCGGGCTTGTCCATTACGCGAGAATCAGCGGCGCAATAGCTATCGACGAGGGCGTGCAAGGCGACACTGTAATTGCCGTGATCCCCGTCGAGATCGTTTCACCTTAACCGTATCACCCGCTGCCTAACCGGCGGCTTTTTTTCGCCCTGAAGGAGTAAATTATGTCCCAGTATCAATTCGGTTCAGGCGTGCTTATCGGCACCCCACTCACCACGTTCGACGGCACTGCCATTGCCAACCCCTCGCCCATCCAGTTCGGTGCGGTGCAGGATATTACCATCGACATTAGTTCGGAGAATAAAACCCTTCACGGTCAAAACCAGTTCCCCCTGGCGGTAGGTCGCGGCAAGGCGAAGGTGTCGGGCAAGGCAAAATTTGCGCAGATTAACGGCGCGATTTTCAACAGCCTATTCTTCGGCCAGACCCTGAGCAACGGCATCCAGGCCGATGTGATCGACACCACAGGTATGCTGATCCCGGCGACCCCGTTCACGATCACCGCCAGCACGACCAACTCGTTGACAACCTTCGCCATCCCCAGCTCGGGAACGTGGGCGTATGACCTCGGCGTAGTGAACGCAAGTGGCCTGCCAATGAAGCGCGTTGCATCGGCTCCGACATCCGGGCAATATACCGTTTCTGGTGCTGGCGTGTATGTGTTCGCCAATGCCGATACCGGCCTGCGCGTGTTCATCAACTACGGTTACACGGCGACATCAACCACCGCGAGCAAGTCCACCGTTACCAACGTGCTGATGGGTCAGGCACCGACTTTCCAGGCGGATTTCTTCAACACCTATAACGGTAAGACGATGACGTTCAAGCTATACGCCTGCATTGCCACGAAACTGAGCTTTGCCACTAAGCTGGACGACTTCATGATCCCCGAACTTGATTTTGAAGCCTTCGCAAACAGCGCGGGTCAAGTTCTTGACTGGGCGACGACAGAATAATGGCCGAACTTATCCAAGGAACGGTCGTCAGTCTGGGCGGCACCGATTACACGGTTCCGCCGCTGTCGTTCAAACAACTTCGCAAGATGCTCGGCAAAATCAACCTCATCGGCAGCATCGGCGGGGTTCCCACCGACGAGCAGATGAACGCCATTGTCGAAGTGGTGCATTCTGCGCTTGCCCGCAATTACCCCGACCTCACGACAGACCAGGTTGATGACATGCTTGACTTAGGCAACGCCTCACGCGTTGTCCAAGCGATCATGGGCGTATCAGGTCTGGAGCCGGGGGAGGCGACGGGGAGCCGTTAGACTGGGACGAACTGTACTGCCACCTCATCGCCAGCACGGGGTGGACGTGGGAGTACATCGACAACCAGATGACGGTTCCCCGCCTCAAGGCTATGACGGCGTACTGGAAACACTCGCCGCCTGTACACATGATGGTCGCTGCCTACCTCGGAATCGGTGGCAAGAAAGAGGAAAAAGCGGACAACATGGATGAATTTTTACGAGACGCACAATTTGTGAAGCAAGGGCTATAATCACCCTATCTTTTACGTTGGCACGGGAAAAACATGAACAGCCTTCGCTCTTTCCTCTACGCATTCGCCCGATTGTTGGGTGACTTAAACGCCATCCGAAAGGGCACGGTCGGCAAGCGAATTGCCCGCCGCGCAGTCGGCAGAATGGCAGGCCGGGGTATCGGCAAGCTGTTTAGGTAATACAACCCGCCCCTTTACCGGGGCTTTTTTTTGCCCAGAGAACCACCATGGCTGACAATTACGACACGCAGGTAAAGTTCGGCGCTGATACCGGAGAGCTAAAGGCCGGGATGGAACAGGCCGCGAACGAGGTTAAACGTTCGACCGGGGTGATGGGCGATTCATTTAAGGGGATGGCCTCAAGCATCAAATCCAGCATGTCGCAGGTGGCGCAGAATGTCGCCCACGGCGCGAAGGAATCGACCGAGAAACTGGAAGGATTATCCAGCGGCCTCAATTCGCTGCGATCAAAATTCATTCTGTTGGGCGAAGTTATGGCCGCTGGATTCATCGGCGAACGCCTCGGCGAGTTGGGCAAGCGATTCGCTGAACTGTCCGAAGAGATACTGCTTACCTCGCAGAAAACAGGCATGACCACCGACCAGGTTCAGGAACTTGGTTTTGCGGCATCCCTTAGCGGCAGCAGCGTGGATTCCATGGCCACGGCGATGCGCAAGCTGTCGCTGATGATTGTCGCGGCAAATAGCGGATCGGCAGAGGCGGTGGCGGCGTTTCACAATGTCGGTATTTCTCAGGAGGAAGTGAAGAACAGCAGCCCGCACGAAATCTTTATGAAGATCGCGGACGCTTACAAAAATGCAGAAGATGGCGCAAACAAGACCGCCAACTCGGTGCAGTTACTAGGGCGGGCCGGGACGGAACTAATCCCGACGCTGAACAAAGGCAGTGACGGGATTAACGATATGGCGCAGAAAGCGCGCGAACTCGGGATTATTCTCGACAAGGAAACCATCGAAAAGGGCGATGCGGCAAATGAGAAATTCGAGGTTCTGCACGCGACGATGGGCGCTATGTATAACCGCATCGGTGCAGACATGCTGCCAGTCTTTGTAACACTTGCGAAGGCGTTTACCGAGTCATCGCAAAAGGGCGGCATCCTCAACACCGTGATGAGCGCGATAGGTGCGGTGTTCAAGTTCGTTGAATTCGCCATCCTGGGCGTGGTGACTATGCTCAAGATGGCAGGCGAGGCAATAGCAATGGTGATGGCGATGTACACCCACCCGTTGCAAGCCGGTGCAATCTGGGACGACTTCAAGCGCCGCATCAAGGAAATCAAGGACGAAGCGCACGCCGCTGCCGCTGAGCTAAGAGGCGTATCGGCGGCGGCACCCAAGGGCGGCGAGGACGGCGCAAAGACCGGGCATATCGGCGGCGACACCGGAACGAAGACAAAAACAGGCGCTGCCGCGAGCCAGATGACTATCTGGAAGGAAGCACTGGAGAAAAAGAAAGAAGACGAGCTTGGGTTTTTCAAGGAATCGACGCAGATGGAAGTCGAGTTCTGGACGGCTAAGGTTAATGCGTCAAAGCGCGGATCAAAGAACCGGCTGGCTGCCGAACACGAACTGTATGCAGCCAGCAAGCAACAGGCTCATGAGGCGCTGGCGGTGCAAATATCTGAAATCAATTATCAGATGGCACTTGCTAAGAGCGATACCGCGCAAAAGGTCGCGCTGGCGAAGCAGCAAGCCAAACTCATCGGCGACACATACGGCGAGAAAGATCACCGGTACATTGAATCAATGCGCAAGGTTGAAGAAGCCGAACGTGCGCATACCGCTGAAATGGACAAGCTTGAGCAGCTTAAAATTGACGCTGTAAGAGAATCGGCAGCCGCTCGGATCGACATTGAGCGCGAGAGCCTGCGGTTCAAAAAGGAAATGGGCGACATATCCGAAGCCGACGAAATAAACGGCCTGCGCAAGCTGAAGGAACAGGAATTCCAGATCGAGCTGAAGGCCGCACAGGATAAACTGCAATTCATTAAGGATGACGTGGTCGCCAGGCGGACGGCGATGGATCAGATTGAGCAGATGACGCGGAAGCACGCGCTCGACATGACCAAGCTTGAGCACAACGCCAGTATTTCGGTTCGGAAGGATTGGCAGGGCATATTTGCGCCTATCTCAAGTGCTTTCAGTTCCAGCATTAAGGGCATGATACAAGGAACGATGACATTCAAAAACGCAATGGGCGGCATAGCTAAAGCCATCCTCGGCACATTCGTTGATATGGGTGTCAAGATGGTGGCTGACTGGGCGGTAAAACAGGCCATGAAGTTGCTGATTTCCACCGGAATAATAGCGGAGGAAAAAGCCGTCCAGACAGCGGCAACCGCTACCCAGCTCGCGCAGCAGAAAATTGTCGGCGTTGCCGGGGTGGCGAGTAATGCCGCCATTGCTGCAACCGCCGCAATGGCTTCGGTTGCCGTAATCCCTGGCTGGGGATGGGCTGCTGCGCCCGGTGTCGGCGCGTCTACTTACGGAATTGCAATGGGCTACTTGGCCTCGGCTGAAAACGGTTATGACATCCCCGGCGGGGTCAACCCGTTAGCACAACTGCACCAGCGCGAGATGGTTCTACCGGCAAAACAGGCTGATGTGATTCGCGACATGGCTGACGGCGGCGGCACAGGCGGCGGAGTTACTGTACACATCAACGCGGTCGATGCGCATTCGGTCAAACGTCTGTTTACCGAGCACGGAAGCTCATTAGTGAAAGCCCTGAAAACTCAAACACGGAATTTTGCCCATGTCTAATTCGGTTTTCCCGACAATGGCCGGTCTTAAATGGGACTCGGTAAAAGCGCCTGAGTTCTCCACAAAAGTCATGCGCGCCGTAAGCGGTAAGGAACTGCGGGCGGCGTTCATGTCGTACCCGCTCTATACGTTCAAATTGTCTTACGAAGTGCTGCGCGATGATGTGGCGAACAACGAACTCAAAACGCTGGCTGGGTTTTTCCTTGCCCGACAAGGCCAGTACGATTCGTTCCTGTTCAGCGACCCCAGCGACCACGCTGTAACCGCGCATAACTTCGGCACAGGCGACGGAACCACCACGGCCTTCCAGCTTGTTCGCGCTTATGGCGGATTCTCCGAGCCGGTGCAGAACGTCAACGGCACACCAAGCATCTATGTAAACGGCACGCTGAAGACCGTCACCACCCATTACACCATCAGTAGCACTGGCGTGGTGACGTTCACCGCCGGTAATATCCCGACATCGGGGCAGGCGATGACATGGACTGGCTCTTATTATTTCCGCGTACGATTTACCTCTGACATGGCTGAGTTTTCGCAGTTCTTACAGAATTTGTGGGAATTGAAGCAGATGGAATTCGTCGGCGCAACCGGGAACAAAGTTTAATGAGGGCGGCCAGCGCACAACTTATCGCCCTGCTTGCTAGTCAGCAGTTTTTGATGGCTGACTTGCTGACCATCACCACCGCAGCCGGAACCGCATACCGCTACACCAGCGCCGATATTGACCTGCGCTACTCCGGCAACACCTTCAGCAGTACCGACCTGAAGTTTAAGCGCGGCAGGACTCGTACCCTAATCGGCGTTGAAGTGGACACGCTTGACCTCACCCTGTATGCAGCGCCCACCAACCTGATAGGCGGCGTGGCGGTGTTGCAATCGCTCCACAACGGCGGGCTTGACGGTGCGACGGTTCGGCTGGAACGCGTATTCATGCCGACATGGGGCGATACCAGCGCGGGAACGGTGTTGCTGTTCCATGGAACAATGTCGGAAAGCCAGTTCGGGCGCACCGAGGCGAATCTGACGGTAAAGTCGGCGCTGGAACTGCTCAACGTAAATATGCCGCGCAACCTGTATTCACCGCAGTGCATTCATACCCTGTATGACACCGGCTGCGGGCTGACAAAGGCGAGTTTTGCTATCACTGGCACCATTTCGGCAGGGGCGACCACGCGGGTTTTGCCGTGCAACTTGACCCAGGCATCGGGCTGGTTCGACCAAGGCACTTTAGTCTTTACCAGCGGCGCGAATAACGGAGTCAAGAGAAATATCCAAACCTACACCGGCGGTCAGGCGACGCTAAGTTATCCGCTTTCGGTTGCTCCATCGGCAGGCGATAATTTCACCGCCTACCCGGGCTGCGACAAAACGCAGGCGACGTGCCAGAGCACAAAGTTTAACAACCTCATCGGGTTTAGGGGCTTCCCTTATGTCCCGACACCCGAGACAGCACTCTAAATGAACGAAGCGGAACAGCGCCAGGAAGTGATTGCCGAATCGATGACGTGGCTGCGCACGCCATACCACCACGCCGCACGGGTCAAGGGCGCGGGTGTGGATTGCCTTATGCTGCTGGCTGAAGTTTACGAGGGGATCGGGCTGATCGAAAAGCAGGAAATCCCGTATTATCCTCAGGATTTTATGTTCCACCGCAGCGAAGAAACATATCTCGACGGCATGATGCGTTTGGGACATGAGGTCGAAACACCACAGCCGGGTGACGTGGCGCTGTGGAAATTCGGGCGGGTTTTCTCGCACGCAGCCATCGTCATCAAGTGGCCTGAAATAATCCATGCGTATCGGATGGAAGGGGTGATTTTAGGCCGAGGCGATACCGGCGAGCTGGGCGCACGCCCGGTCAAGTTCTTTTCATTGTGGGGCGGTAACTAATGGGCAGCTTATTCGGAGGCGGGAATACTACGATTGGCAGTCAAACGCCAGCCCTGGGAGCCTTACGGGTACAAACATCGGCCTATGGTTATCCGCTACCCATCGTTTACGGAAAAACCCGCGTTTCCGTAAACCTGCTCTGGTACGGGGATTTTCTCGCCATAGCGAACACCAGCACGCAGTCAAGCGGCGGCAAGGGCGGCGGCACGACAACAAGCACAACGTTCACATATCAGACCGCTGTTATCATGGGGCTGTGTGAAGGGCCGATTTCCGGCATCGGCGCGATATGGGCGACAAAGAATCTTACTACTGCCGCTAATCTGGGGCTGTCCACTTTCACCGGCACTTATCCGCAAACGACGTGGGGCTACCTCACCACCAACCACCCTACGCAGGCCATCGGGTATCCGGGCGTGGCATATCTGGCGAATGGCGCGTATCAGCTTGGAGAATCTGGCGAATTGCCGAACCACAGCGTTGAGGTGGATAGCGCGTTCGGTTTCTCAAGCGTAATCCGAGATGCCAACCCAAGCGCCATAGTTACGGATTTTCTGACCAATGCGAATTATGGCGCGGCTCCATCGTTCCCGCTGGCAAGCCTCACATCCTATTCGAATTATTGCGTGGCAAACGGGCTGCTTATCTCTCCCGCGTTCACTGAGCAGAAACCCGCGCAGGAACACTTAGCCGTGCTTGCCGAACTGACCAACACCGCCTTGGTGTATTCTGAGGGCGTGCTGAAGCTGATACCATACGGCGACGCGACCGTAACCGGAAACGGCGTTACCTACACGCCGAATATCGCGGTGCAGTACGGCCTCACGGACGACGATTATCAGCCAAACGGCGACAGTGACCCGGTTATTGTTCGCCGCAAAACTCAGGCCGATGCGTTCAACCAGGTTCAAGTCGAGTTTGTCAACCGCGCAAACCAGTACAATATCGAAATTGCTGAAGCGAAAGACCAGGCGAATATCGAACTGTTCGGCCTGCGCTCTGCCGACACCAGACAGATGCACGCTATCTGCGACGCTGCCACCGCCCGCTTCGTCGCACAAACAATACTCCAACGCAGCCTGTATATCCGCAACGAGTACGAGTTCCGGCTGGGTTGGAACTATTGCCTTTTGGAGCCGATGGACATCGTGACGCTGACCGATTCCGGGCTTGGCTTAGACCTGTTCCAAGTTCGAATCATAGCAATCGAGGAAGACGAAGACGGCCTGCTGACTGTGACCGCCGAGGAATTCCCGTTCGGAGTGGCATCCCCGGCTTTATATTCCTACCAGGCGGGCAACGGCTATAATGCGAATTACAACGTCACCCCGACGGCCAGTAATACGCCCATAATCTTCGAAGCGCCTGTGGCGATTGCCACAACCGGGCTTGAAGTATGGGTGGCGGTATGCGGCGGCACGAATTGGGGCGGCTGCGATGTGCTCGTGTCAAGCGATAACTCGACATATCGCAAGGTCGGGTCAATTCAAGGCAGCGCCCGCATGGGTACGCTCACCAACGGCCTGAACGTGGGGCTAGACCCAGACACGATTGCCACGCTGGCGGTTGACCTGACGATCAGCGGCGGGACGATGTTATCAGGCACACAGGCCGACGCAGACGCGTTCCACACCGTCAGTTACGTTGACGGCGAAATACTGAGCTACCAAACCGCAACGCTGACCAGCGCGGGGCATTACAGCCTCACATATCTACGGCGTGGGGCATACGGCACAACAAACGGCAGCCATGTTACCGGCTCGGCATTCGCTAGGCTTGATGATGCGATTTTCACCTTCCCGTACAGCTCAGACCAGATCGGGCAGACGCTTTATTTGAAATTCCCGGCCTTCAACCAATACGGCGCGGCGCTGCAAGACTCGTCAACGGCGACCGTATACACGCACGTCCTAGCCGGGCCTCCCGACCCGCCAAACGTGACCGGGTTTACGGTCAAACAATCAGGAGGTACGGTTGTTTTCACCTGGACACGGCTGGTGGATTTTGCTCTAAAGGGCTACGACATACGCTACGGCGCGCAGGCGTTGACGCTGTGGAGTGACCTAACCCCGCTGACTGAATCAGCGATGGGCACCGAGATGACCAACGCCAGCGTGCCACCCGGCTCGTGGCAGTTCGCCATCAGAGGGCGTGACATTGCCGACCAGCTTTCGCCGGTGATGGCGACCACAACGCTGACGGTAACGAACGAAAACGCCACCATTGCGCAGGCGCAGGAATGCCCTAGCCTTACCGGCACCGTGAGCGGATTTTTGAAACACTGGACGGGCATACTGTCGCCGCTCGGAACATTCGCCTGTTCGCATTACACGCACTGGGAGGACTTCGGCGTGGTCTATTCCGGCTCAACGCCTTACGTCCCCGACCCTGTTGCGAACGCGACCTATACCGAGAACACAGTTGATACGGTATATAACGACACGCTGCGTGTATGGCCTATTATCACCGCGACACCTGGTCCAAGCGTATCGGGCACACCGAACACGGCGTTCTCGCTTGATTACTGGCTGTCCGGCGCAAGTGATCCCAACGCTTACACCGCATGGACGACCGGCAGCGCGCAGCTACGATATTTCAAAGGCCGCGTGACTGAGACACCCGGAGCCGTGCCGAGCTATATCAGCACATTCACCGTGACCGCTGACAAGCAGAACAAAACCCAGCAGGACGGCGCAAATCAGGTTGTCGCCGCTGGCGGGACTGCCGTCACCTTCACCACGCCGTTTCACTCACCGCCGTTCGTAAATTGCTTGGTGATCGGATCGACCGCATTGTTTGCGTCGGCTAGTAATATCACATCCACCGGCTGCACGCTGCACGTTTTCAACACCAGCGGAACGGACATTGGCGGCACGGTAAACTGGACAGCATCGGGTTTCTAAATGCCTAAATTCGCCTACTTCAATCCTGCATCAAACCCCGCCCCGATCATCGACTGGATTGATACCGACGCGGGGGAATGGCCGAGCCTGCCCGGGTCAGATTACCTGATCGAAGTCACGCCCGCGCAATGGGCAGCACGCAACGACCAAGCGTGGCAGGTTTATGGGCAACAGGTTGTCGCCACTCCGGGCATCAGCTTGGTGGAAGCGAAAGCCGCGCAGCTTGCCTTGATTGATGCGACCTACGACACGGCATCGCAAGCGCCTGTGGCCTACATGGGGACAACATTCCAAGCAGACGAAATCTCGCAGCGCACTTTGGGACGCACCATTTCGGCAGTTCCGTTTGGCTCAAGCCTGCCGACCGGATTTGCGTGGTTAGATAACTCGAACAACCCGGTTACAATGAACCGCATCCAGCTTCAGGGTTTGGCCGCTGCTGTGCTGGCGCAGGTGTTCCCGCTGTTCCAGCATAAGCAGACGAGGAAAGCGGCGATACGCGCAGCGGCCACCGTTGCAGATGTTCAATCAATCACATGGTGAAAATTAAATGACCGTCGCAACCTTCTCGCAGCCGAATTTCAATACAGACGACCCGACTACCTATCGGGGAAAATTGGATGCAAACTCATCCGTTTCCACGACGATTGTGGACAACTTCGCGCCGCACGCCGTCGCCTCTCCTAACATGACTGTGCAGCTCGACGCCGGGGCGATTCCGGGCGTTGGCGCGATGCCGGTGCAGGTTGCCTTGCAGACCTCCGCCACGTTGACCGCGCCTGCGGCAAACCCGCGCAAGGACATTGTATACATCGATTCGCTGACAGGCGTGATCGGGGTGGCGACCGGAGCCGAGGCAGTCAGCCCAGTTGACCCCGCCGTCCCCGCCCTGAAGATCGCCATTGCACGCGTGTCGATGACGGTCGGCATGACAACAATCACAAACAGCATCATCACCGACCTGCGCGCACCCATGATGGCATTTGCCGGAAGCGCGACATTCACCGCCCTGAGCGCGAACACCACGCTGACAATCGGGCAATCCAGCGGGCGTTTCAAACTCACCGGAACCGTAACCGTCACCCTGCCGACACCTATCGGCAACAGCAACCTTAGTTTCGCGCTGTGGGGTGGGGACGGTAATACGCAGACGATCAGCCCAGCCGCATCCAGTTATAAAATGCCTGACGGCACCACGCCGACCAGCTACACGGTGACAGCGAACCAGGGAATCGAGGTTGTGTCGGATGGATCGGTGTATCAGGTCATTAGGCTGTTTGGCAAAGATGTGACACAGACCCCAAACACTACTGACAACTCTACCAAAGTTGCAACCACGGCAATGGTTCAGGCGGCGATTACCGCAGCAACCGACGCGCAGATTCAGCCAGTCGCGGCTTCGGTTGCCTCCAACGCGCTGACTCTGACGTTAAACCCAACGGTGCTCGGCTTCCGTTCGACCCCGGTGACAAGCGGCACAGTCAACAAGCGCATAGTCAGTACAGCGGTCTCGGTCGTCGTGTCTAACGGTTCAACGCTCGGAACAGTCAACGCAACGTCGGCGCGGCTGGTTATCATTGCCATTGACGCAACCAGCCTCGGGGGAGCAGTTGAGCTTGCCGTCGTCAACCTGACGGGCGGTGTAAACCTTGATGAAACCACGCTTATCTCAACTACGGCGGAAGGCGGGGCGGGGTTGGCGGACAGCGCCAGCGTCATCTATTCGACGACCGCACGCTCCAACGTGCCGTTCCGCGTGGTTGGATTTATCGACATTACGGAAGCGACGGCGGGGGTATGGGCTACCGCGCCGACGACGGTGCAAGGTTCTGGCGGGCGCGCGCTTCAGGCGATTGTTGTGCCGCCTGTATCTAAAATACTCCAAGTCGTTCATTACGATAATGGGGCGAGTGCCACAGGAACAACACAAATTACATTTGACGACACCATCCCACAGAACAACGAGGGTGACCAGTTCATGTCGCTTGCAATAACGCCATTGTCAGCAACGAGTACGCTGGTTATTGATGTTACCTATTTTGCTTCCAATGGATCAAGTGACTGGACTACAGGGGCGCTTTTCAGGGATAGCACAGCCTCGGCAATAGGCGCTATGTCTTCATATTACGACACTGGTGGAACAGGACACCCCACAACATTCTCTGTAAAAGCCCCATCTAATGCCACTACGGCAACCACTTTTACGGTACGGATTGGTGGAAGCACTGGGGGCACGATAACTTTTAACGGCCAAGGTGGAACTAGAAAACTTGGCGGCGTTATGTCCTCAAGCATTCGCATCACGGAGATTGCACCATGAACATAAGCTACAAAAGGTTAAACCTTGATGCAAAACAATAGGCGCAAAACTGACCCCGAAGAATCGCAAGCTCACGTCCACCGACGCAAGTCTGATGCTGATTCAATACTCCACATGCACAACCGGCTTGACGATTGTGAAGAAACCATCAAAAAACTGCTGGAAAGCAACCGCGAAACCGCCGAATTGCTCCAGTCTCTGACTGGAGAGCTTAGCCGCGTGGCTGAAGTGCTGGAGGCGTGGAATAATGCAAAGGGCTTCATTCTGACTCTGAAACTAATAAGCGGCGGGGTGAAGGTAATTGCGCCCATAGTCGCATTCGTCGTAATAATCTGGGTGTTCATCAAAACAGGCAAGTGGGTTACGGGTATTGAATGATGAACGATTTTGACACGCTTGTTTCAGCGGCAATTGCCAGTGAGGGTGGCTTTGTCGATCACCCGTCAGATCGTGGCGGCGCGACCAACATGGGCATTACCCAGGCGGTTTACGACCAGTGGCGCATCGACCAAAAGCAACCGACCATAACCGTCAGGTTGATTACTCAGGACGAGGTTACGCGAATCTATTTCCGCAATTACTGGATGGCGGCTCGATGCCCAGTTGTGCCTGAATCGGTGCGCGACATTCATTTTGACGCGGCTATCAATCATGGCGTGAGTCGTGCAATCAAGCTGCTGCAAACCGCGTGCGGCACGCCTGCTGATGGCATAGTCGGCAAGGCGACGATTGCTGCGCTTGCCGCAATCAGTCCAGACCTGTTGCGTGCCCGATACATAAACACCAGGTATCGCTTTTATGGCGAGATTATAAATCGGGATAGGACGCAACTGGATTTTATTGTCGGCTGGCTTAATAGAATGGGGGGATTCTGATGGATGACAGCGACCGCGCAACCGAGCGCGAAGAACGCGACCGCTCACTGGCGATGGCTTACCGCAAGCCTGCGCCGTCCGCCTGTGGTGCGTGCTATAACTGCAATGAACCGGTGAAGACTGGGCGGATTTTCTGCTGTGCCGAATGCCGCGAAGACTATGAATTGCGTGAGAAGATGAAGGGGATACGAAACATCTGATATGATTGATGTGTCGGGACAGGCTTTCGAAGGCTTTCCTCTTGCTTCACCAAGCGGATTACCGGCACCATTCAATTACCGTGAAGGGTGTCAAATGAAATTCTGCAAAAAGTGCAGCAGCGAGACCGAACGTTACGCCGACGGCAAGTGCAAGCTATGTGCGATAGCCAGCTCCACAGCATACTACGCGGCTAACGCAGAGCGCCATAATGCCTCCTGCGCTGCATATTACGCAGCAAATAAAGAAAAAGTGAAGGCAATCGGAGCAGCACACTACGCAGCCAATAAAGAAAAAGTTAATGCAAGACACGCGGCGTATTACGCGGCAAATCTAGAAAAAGTTAAAGCAAGACAAGCGGCATACCGCATGGCAAACAAGGAACACTGTAATGCGGTAGTAGCAGCGCGGAGGGCAGCAAATACAGAAGCTACGCGCATCCAAAAGCTAAACCGGCGCGGGCGCGCATCTGGCGGTAAACTGTCAAAAGGCCTGTCTGTTCGCTTATTCAAGCTCCAACGCGGTAAATGTGCCTGCTGTGGGCAGCCTCTCGGCACGGACTACCATTTAGACCACATCATGCCCCTCGCGCTGGGCGGTTCGAACACTGACGAGAATATACAACTGCTGCGTGCGACGTGTAATCGACAAAAGAACGCCAAACATCCGATTGATTTCACGCAACAAAGAGGTTTTCTACTATGAACGCACCCGACAATAAGACATTTGTGCTCGCCTTTGTTGGCCTCGTTGCATTCTGCATCTGGTCGGCAATGGCCTACAATGACCCAACGCTGCGGCCTGATTACCTCAAGGTAATTATGGCGACCGTTACAACCGTCGTCGCTGTCGCACTGCGCGATTTACCTCCACCACGCTGAAAGGAATACCATGAACGTAATCGTAAACATCACCCCCATAGACACCCAACTCGCATCCAGTCAAACTCTGGCGGATTGGGTCATTGACGTTCTTGACGCATCCGGCGCTGTCGTCCAGTCGCAGACCGCCGCCACGCCTTCCGCTACGTTCGACATTTCGACCGATGGTGTCTACACCGCACAGGCCAAGCGGATTGATTCGGCTGGTGCCCTGTTCGGAACTGTGGGTGTGTCAGACCCGTTCACCATCGCTGCGCCTCAGTTCGGCCAGTCTGCCGGTTCGGTCACTGTCACCGTAGGCTGATGAAGCACGACACTCGCCTATGGTGCTGGCTTATCAGGATGATTCTTCGCCTGTTCGGGCGGCGCTATGGGCAATCCGCTGGCGCTGTAACTGTCCGAAAGGTGAAGTTATGAAACATGCAATGATTCTGGCTGCGCTTGGATTGATGCTCACGGGCTGCGCCACGCAACAAGCGGCCATCAACGCGGGCGAGGCTGCCGCACTTGTGGGCATCAAAGCTGCAAATGACAACGCCATCCATCTATGGGTGGCGGCGGCTTGTGGCACGCCGTTAAGCGCGGCGATTCGCAATCCAGAAATCATCCCGGCGCTCAAGGTTTTATGCCTACCCGCTGGCGCGGCATCCAGCCCGATTACGCTCCTGGATGCAATTAAGTGACTATCATTAAAGCTTTCTGGCTGTTGATAGTGGCGATAGCTATGTTGATAGTGCTCTGGTCTTGCGCGGCTTTGGCTGGCGCTCTGCCAGACCCAGCCCGCACGCCTGGCGCACTCAATCCAGATGTCACACAAGCCACCATCGGCAAGACCATCTGCGTATCAGGATGGACAAAGACCGTGCGCCCACCGGCCAGCTACACCAACCGGCTGAAGGCTAAGCAGCTTGCGGCATGGCACTATGCAGACCAGAACCCGGCGGACGTGGAGGAGGATCATTTGATTAGTCTCCAGCTTGGCGGATCACCGGCTGACCCGGCGAACCTATGGCCGCAAGCCTACGCCGGAACTTGTGGGGCGCTTACAAAGGACGTGGTTGAGACGAAACTGAAGCAGCTTATATGCTACGGCACAATCCCGCTGAAAACGGCACAGCAGGCCATTGCAACCGATTGGGTCAAAGCATATCGGGTTTACGTTGGATCGATTAAATGCAAATGACACAGTTCTTCTCAGTGCTGTTGGATGAGCGTACGCGGGAAGGTCGCCAATTGTGGCGTATTGCCCAACCTCTCCAATACTGTGTCGGTTGGAGCGAGTTGCCAGACGTTTTGATTACAGTGCGTGAAGGGATCGTCACAGATATGCGATTGGATCAAGGCATACCTGGTTTCTGTCAGTCACCAACCATCCAATAGATAAGGGATAAACTAAAATGACAAAATCAGAATTCCTTACTCCATTCGAGGCTGTGCTGTTGGACGAACGCACGCGGGAAGGTCGCCGATTGTGGCGCTTGACCCGACCGATGGTGTATTGGAGCGAGTCGCTACAGATTTTAATTACAGTGCGCGAAGGATTCATTACAGACCTGAACAGCACGCCACGGCTTCCGCTTATTTATTGGATGGTTGGCGACGTGGCAGATGAAGCCGCGTGCCTTCACGATTTCGCCTACTCCGTCAAGCTGTTTCCCCGCGCAAAGTGTGACAACCTACTGAAAGAAGCCGCGCTGGCAACGAATACGCCGCCCTGGCAGGCTGCGTTGCTGTGGGCGGGCGTTAGGGTAGGCGGGGCTTCGCATTACAAGCCTTGAGCGTAGGGTTAGACGGCTTCTGTTTTCGCAATATGAACGTGTAGCAAAACTTCCCTGCTGTTGTTGCGTATACCGCTTCGCCAGTACCCAGCGCCGCTTTTATTCTTACTGCAAAAGGTTTTAATTCGCCCTTGTACTTCGTGCGTATTGCCTTGTCGTGATACCGCTTACCGTTGAAAAGTATTACTTTCGCGCCGGGTCTTTTCCCTTCTAAAGCAAAGTTACTCGCCTTATAAATTATTCCGGTGTGTCCGTACTCGGCATCGGCGTAGCTGACCACAACCCTATGCGGCGTATTTTTCTTTAGCCAGCGCAGCGTCGCCCCGATAAAATAACTCTCGGTATTCTTTGGGGTGTCGTCGATGCAGCACAATCGTCGCAACTCAATAACGTCTATCTCCTGCTCCGAAAATCGTTTCCATTGTCCGGCCATAGCCATGCGCCCGTAAAACATCGCGCCTATCATCTGCTCGCCGTCATGCAATGAAAAACAGTAATCCGCCATGCACCCGTTTATACTTCCAGAGTAATGATTTTTTTCGATGAAGTCAGCGATAGCGCGTCGTTCAACGTACCGCACTTCGTAATTCGTTACGCTCATATCGTAGGTAGGTTGGGCATCGCGTTACTCGACGAGACCGATTTTGCGCGTATCACGGGTTAGCGCCCAACTCTTGCAAGTCTGCCATTACTTCTTTATTCATGGCTATGCACCCGGCGGCTGATCTGTAGCGAGTCCAGCGCATAGGCGCATCGTCATCAATAATCTGGCACAAAGCCCATGCAATGCGGTCTTTTGTACTGGCGGTTTCTTTGTCGTATGGTGTGTACATATCGCTTTCTCCTATATATCCGGACGCTAACCAGGCGTTCAACTCGTACTCGCTAAAGCAAGCCGGTATCGGTAACGCTAAATCCACACTTCTTGCACTTCAGGCAATCAATCAGCTTCCCACCTCCGCCCGGCGACATCGTTATGCCGCGTTGATCGCCAGGGAAATCCCGCCCACCGGCAGACCACGTTTGCTGTATTGCTTTTCCTGGCGACATTGTTCCGCCGCATTTCTTGCACTTCTCCTCATGCTCGGCCATGGGCTGAAGTACTCTGTAGTCCTCATTGTACTGATCGTTTAATTCCCCCCACAGTGGGTCATCTGCTGTGAGTTTGGTAGGCTTACGCGCCCGAATCTCTTTTGTTATCGCCGCACCCATTATGCCCCCAATGACCATTGAGACCGAAGCCAAAAGCAAATCGTGGTTAATCATTTATCACTCCATCCAGCAGCCGTAAACGGCACGTGTTGTATGTTTCGGGGCTTGGCCCCTGCATCTTTCCGCACCTCTTGCAGGCTCAGGCCGCAGTACGGACACCAGTACATATCATTTTCGTGGGGCGCGTCATCGATTAGCTCAAAACGGTTTCCGCATTCAGTATCCCAAACACCGTCGTCGTCTTCAACCCAGTTACATGTTTTACTCATTTCAGTTGTTCCTTTGTTAGAAGGTTCTCTCCGGCAGGCCGAGGCATCGTGTATTTCTTCCACGCGGCCTTCAAGAGGTTCAAAGATGTCTACCGGGGCGCGAACCCAGAAGCTAGACATCACTGTCACTGTTCCGTCGTCGTGCTGCCTGCTGGTCGTGTAGGTCTTGCCGCGCGTGCAATCTTGTCTGTCGCCGTTCGCGGCCTTAACGTGCCAGTCACGCAGGCAAATCCGTTTGTAAACCTTCATGTTTTCTCCTCTGGTAGTTCAACTTCGCCGCCAAGTTTACTGGCAACGAAGCAGCGCATGGCCGCTATGAGCGGGGTGGCCCCAAACTGAACCCAGTCCCCTTCGTAGTTGTGTATGCGACATTCACATTGGCTTTCTAGCCTGTTTGCTTCAAGCCATGTATGCTGTGTAAGACCTTTAACGCGGTCAATAATAGACCCGCCTTGTTCCCAGTTAGTGGACGGATTCCATAGCATCCACAAGTCCAAGTGATCTGGTAACTCGTTACCACCTTCAGTTTGTCCCCTTACTTCTACACTTCCGCCTATGCCGAATCTAACCTTGCGGTTATCACACTTTGCCACAGCCCAATTTAGAGCAGTGCCTGTTAGTTTCGCTGTTTTGATTTTCATTATATTACTCGTTCTAGAAGTTTCTTAGCATCGTTATGGGTAATAAGTTCCAACATAATCAACGCCATTACATTGGCCACAGTTGCCTCGATCCAAGTGTAGAAGCTCTTGGAAATTGAGCCGTCTAGTTCATGCCAACCTTCACCCTTCTCTATTCGCATTGGCGTTGGCAAGGTATCTAACCCGGCCTGGTTACATATCAAGAGCGCATATTTTCCACGGTTGATTCCCATTGCGATTATGTTAGGATTTAGCATTAGTAACTTCCGTTTTGATTTTCATTTCAATCCTTCTTCATACCATGCTGTGCTTGAAATTGGACGAAGCCCATAAGCACGGCACGCAGTCGGTTAAACTCCTTCTCGCCCAGTTCTAGGCTATTGAGGTATGCGCGCACCACGTCCTGACTATCGACTATGGCTGCGCGCTTTTCCTCGGCTGTGGGTGGGGTACTCGCTGCATCCGGCTGCGCACGGGCGGAAACATCTACCCCCACACCGGTATCCGCTTTCCCCCGTTGATCTTTTGCTACCTGTTCGGCTACCCGCTTGGCTTCGGCCATGCGCTCGGCTTCGACCGCTGCTGCTACCGCCGCTGCGGTGCGGGCTTCCTCGGCTTTCTTTAGTGCTTCCGCCTTCACGGCTTCCGCCTCTTTCCATGTGGCGATGCGCCGCGCCATAATCGCGGCGAAGTCCTCCGTGGGCTTTGTGCAAATTTGCGCGAAGTCGTGAACCAGGTAATTGTAGTTCACACCGTCAACCGTGATGGCTTTGGTATTATCCGCAATCTGGTCAGCCAGTTCATTCGCCTCGATCTTTGCGTTAGCCAGTTCACCCGCCACCTTGTCGCGCATCGAATCAAGCGACTTCAAGCCCTTGACGGCTTCGGCAAACGGCGCAAAGTTAGCAACCGGCATCCATTGGCCGCCAATGCGCTCATTCAGTTTTGCAACGTGCCTATTCATTTCCAGAGAAGCATTGCGCACAATCTCGGCACGGCGATTCTCTTTCTCGGCCTTCACCAGTTTATCCAGCGCCAGGCGCTTCACCCGCATCTGCTCACTGATCGCGTCTACTGTGCGGAACAGTTCGTCAATACTGGCGGTCTGTGCTAGCGCCTGATCCTTAGACAGCGCCAGCCGTTCCTCGCCATCCTTGAGGAATTTCACCATCTTGTCAGCGTCGGCGAAGTCTTGGTCGCTGACCAGTTCTGTCTTGATCCCGTCGATAAAGGTCTGCGCGGCCAGCTTGAACGAATCAAGATTGGTCGCCAGCACCTTGCCTTCGACCTGAATGAACAGGCCTGGCAAGGCTTCGATGGCGGCGGCGACAGGGGCGGCAACGGCTTCGACGTGTTCATACTCGGCGAGGTCGATAGCAAACTGTTTGCAGGCCGCGATAATATCGGCTCTCATCACCGGGTTCGATTCATACCATGTTTTCTTTGCATCAACTAGATTGCCGTTTGTGTCCCACTTCGATGCCACGAACAAGCAGCGGGTGGCACCAGAAACCATTAGGCCGCTCTCGCATTGCGGGTGATACTCCGCTGGAAGAAAGCCAGCATCCAGCGCATCTGCCAGCGTGATATTTAGGCTCTTGTGTTCCCACGTGGTGTCGTAAGCCTGGTTGATGCCGTCAAGCGAAACCGAGATCAGCACGCCGTCGAAAAGGTCGCTCATGACCATCGCCGATAGGTCATCATCAAGTATGTCTTCGGCCATTGGGCGTGCCAGTGCCTCGCGTCTGTGCCCTTCTGCAAATCGATCTAAGGTGGCCGCATCATACTCAGGTTCAATGCCGGTGGCCTTGCGGCGCAGCAGTTCGGCGCGGGTGACGTAGCTCGACAGCCCCATGATGGCGGCGATCTCGCTGCCGTTGAACATGCCTGGCGTGGCGCGGTGGGCTTTCCACTCAGGGCTACCCTGCACAAGATTGTGAATCGTTCTCATTTTTCTGCCCCTTCATATTCTGCGGTAAATTCCGAATCAATCGGCGGGTTATTTTTAGCTGCCACAAAGGCCAGGATGCGGCCTTCCTGAACATCGCTCAGGGTGAACTTGCCCTTGGCAAAGTCCATCAGGTTGCAGGCTTGTGCCTTGCCGGATTCGACATTTGAGAACCATCGCTCTATGCTTTTGTCTTCGCATGGCGGAAGTTCCGTCTTTTCCAGCCTAGTGACTTCACCGGTGCTGCGGTCGATGCTGCCCATGTCGATTTCCTTGCCCTCCATTTCGTCGGCGGTTGGAGCTGATCCAACTTCCGGAAACGCCTTACGCAATGCCTGTGCCTCGGCACACTTTGCAAGCTGCGCGTATGGGCGGCGTGCCCACATAGAGTTAGGATGCTTGGAGTTCTTTCCGGCGGTGGCGTAGTTCTCTTTCCACCGCTCGGTCGCGGCAAACTCGGCAAGCTGGCCGTCAGGCATCAGGCGCTTGACGATCACCTTGCATGAAGCCGGGTAGGTAACGGTGAGCGCCGGAATGTGCTTGCCCTCATAGCCGGATTCTTCTGGGAAGACCTCAGTAACTTCAGCGCCGAACTCTGGTTCAGTGACTCCAGCATATGCGCCAGAGCGCGCAGCCTGGGTGCGGTACAGCCCGATTCCGGGCATGATTACGTCCTTGTTGCGCTTCAGTTTGCTGTCCCACATTGGGACTAGGTGGACTGGCTTTTGCATGATGTCTAGCCCTGCGGCCTTGCAGTAGCTGACAGCCAGCTTGATTGAATCATCCTGAGCGCCTGGATATAGCGAGTTGCGAAGGACGTTCATTAACTCGGCCTCGTCCATCTGCATCGCAGGCAGCACGGCCTTGTTTGTTGCGATTTCGTTGTTCATTTTGCTTGCCCCTCATTCGACAGCCGATCCAGGCTGTCCGTTTTTTCGTAATCTCCGCGAAGATCAGCCGTCATGTGTTGTTTGAAAGTCCTAGCAACGTCAGGCTCTCGTTCTACAGCCCTGGCTGGGTGGGTGATAGGAACCAGGCAGGACGGGGCTGGGACTAAAAACTCGATTACGTTCATACTTTCTCCAATTCAGGTTTAGGTTCCTGCGCATAAAAATCAGGTTGCAAAGAATAAACACGCTGCATGGCTACCTCAAAAAGCGTGAGCAGGTCGTCACGCATGTCATTATTTCCTTCCAGCTCTGCCATTTTTGCTTCGGCTGACAGCAGGAAAGCAAAGCCGCGCCACATCAATAGTCTATTTGCCTTGATACACTGGTTCCAGCGCGGCTCAACATGTGATGGCAGAGTGATGATGTGGTCGCCAAAGGCGTAGACCGAAAGATACGGTTGCTCTCCTTCTCTACTTTTATTAAATGGGTTTGGAACTACGCGGCTAATTAGGTCAGCAGCTGAATGCCGCCCGGCCTCTGCTTCCGCGAACTGCTCCGCAGCTTCCCATGCGTTGTTGGCCCGCAATAAATCAAGTGGCTTCATTTCAACTCCTCAGCCGAAAAGAACCTGTCGCCTTTACCCGTAGGCTGTACAGTCATTGGGTCAAATCCCATCTTCTCGCCGAGCATCGCCCAGGCTGCATTTGCGTTTTCCTGAACGCTACGCACTGTGGCACATTGGAGCATGATCATCGGTACTGGCTTCATTGCGTCAAACAGCGCGGTAAGATCATCGGCTGTCATTTCATAGTTTGTTCGCATTTCATTCTCCTGTAGTTCGTTCACGCTTGGGCTATCTTTTGCTGTCATCATTTTCGAAGTGTTATCAGGCTCGCTACAACCGCTAGAGCCGTCCAAAATGTGCCCCACAGGCTACCAGCCACCAACCAAGGCTGCGCGCATGCAAGGCATCCCCACATCACTATATGAGCGCGTTGTTTCAATTCTTGTGTAATCATTTCAATCTCCTACAAAAGTTGGTCGCATCGCACGGCTGCGGCAAGAGGCGTAATACTCACCAAGCGACTCGCCGAACAAGCGCATCGATTCTGCTTTCTGCTCTGCTGTCTGCGCGTACTCGACTACGGTGATAGGTGCGTTGCTGACACCCTGGCGCACGTTGATCGGTGCCCAGACAGCAGCCTTTATTTCGGACATGCCGCGATGCACTAGCCAGTGGTGCTCTTGCGCTATCAGCACTTCGTCCGCCGACAGCGGGGTTTCGTATGGCGTTGCGTCAAGGCCGAGCGACCTGCAATATGCGGCGTTTACTTTGTTCAGTTCGTTGAAAAATTGCATGGCAATCTCCTAAATGGTTCGGTTCGTGTCGCCCGATGCTTTGTGGCGATGACGGAATAATATAAAATCTATTTTAATAATGCAAGCAATTATTTGTATATTTTTAATCTTGCACATCTGAAATATATTGTGTATGCTTTTGGCATGAACTGGAAAATTATTATCAATGACCTATTGCAGCGCGGGTTTACCCTAATCTCTATCGCCGATGCGATTGGATTAACGTCATCCGCTGTGTGGCAATTAAAAAACAACTCAGGCCAGCAGCCGCGCTGGGAGGCAGGAGACAAGCTGCTGACTCTGCATCGTAGAATCATGCGCCGGTATCCGAGCATCAATGAGCGAGCTTGAAGATACCCTCGCTATGCAAATGCGAGCTGTCGGAATTCCACATCCGGTGCGTGAATACAAGTTCGATCCCAAGCGCCGCTGGCGTGCAGATTTTGCATGGCCTGAGTCGATGCTCCTCGTTGAGGTTGAGGGTGGGCATTGGATAGGCGGACGGCATACACGCGGATCGGGATTCGACAAGGATGCCGAAAAATATAACGAAGCTGCCCTGGCAGGCTGGACGCTAATTAGGGTGACTTCGACCCATGTAAAATCTGGTGAGGCTGTTACGTGGATACAAAGGGCGATGACATGAACCCGACTTCATCTGAGCGCATATATTGGGATTGGCTCGCAAGCGAGGTCGGCTGTATCGCTTGCCGCATTGATGGCCGCGTTAACCACCACGTCTCCATCCACCATATAGACGGGCGCGCAAAACCCGGTGCGCATTCAAACGTGCTCCCTTTGTGCGCGGAGCATCATCAAACCGGTGGGGAGGATGCACCGTCAATCCACCCGTGGAAACGCAGGTTTGAAGCCAAGTATGGAACCCAGGCTGAGCTAAAATCGATGTGTGATGACCTGCTTGCGAAGCAGATTGGAATGTTACTGGAATGATTTGTTACGCGGCTTTTTAGGAGAGAACGATGGAATGGCAAAAGACGTACCCGAATTTAGCCACGGCGATGGCGGCCAGCTTTGAAACGATTGGCACCTGGCTCGACAACCTGCCGCAACCACAGACCGACGTGGAACGCACAGTGTTGAAGCGGCTCAACGCGAGATACGACGAACTTGGGGTCGTGAAGGTGCGAGAGCAGGCGCCCAACATTGCGGACAAAATGAACGAACTGGCCGACCGACTAGAGCGGATTGGCATTGGCCGACCGTTCCCAAAAATGTGACGCATAACGCCGGAAATCACGGGCCGGCGTAGCCGGTCCCGTGGATTGAATTGTTATGCACGGAGGTTCATATGAGAGACACGATTTGGGATTGGCTGCGAGCAAAGCACCCAGAGGGAATGATGCTTCCTCTTTGGCTTTTGACTGCCAGAGCCGTTCTTTTCCCGCTCGAATTCTTCTACTGGAGAATGAATAAGACTGGAGGCTACCAGTACGAGAGCGACACCTGGCGTATTGCCGGAGTGACATATTCTGGCAAAGCGCTGCGATTGCTGGCGAAGGCACAAGGCGAAACATACCGTGTGACGCGGGATGGCGAGACTGTAACGCTGGAGCGAGTGCATAACGCGGGTTATGCGCCAAGTGACGCATAACTGGCAAAAACCTATTGCTTCCGCTGTTAGAACGGTATAAGATTTACCTGCACTGATGGAAAGGTGTAAAAAAAGATGACGGCCATATGAGAATCCTTCGTGATCGCCTTGGTCGTGCCGTTCCTGGCCTTCTGGCCTCTCCGTCTCCCGGCATTCCATCCGGTCGAGGCGATCAACAAAGGGTTTTCTCATGACAAACGAAAAGCGAGAAGAAACCGAATGAACTTCTACCAGCATCATATCGGCGACTTCAACAATGCGACACGACACCTCTCCCGTGTTGAGCGATCCATTTACCGCGACCTGCTTGAACTCTACTACGACACCGAAAGCCCGCTGACTAGCGATTTTGACCGACTGGCGCGTCGCTGTATTGTTGACGATGATGACCGAGCCGCAATGCGTGATGTGCTGAATGAGTTTTTTGTATTGCTCGACGACGGCTATCACAACGCCCGCGCAGACAAGGAAATATCGGCATACAAGCGTATGGCCGAAGGGGGTAAGCGTGGGGCAGAAAAGAGGTGGGGAAAGGGCGACGATAGCCTCCCTATAGCCCCCCCGTTAACGCCCCATGCTAAGGCCAATGCTAACCATGAACCAATAACCAATAACCATGAACCAATAACCAATAACCATGAACCATCTATAGGCGCAACCGCCCCGCGCTTGCCAAGCAAAGCAAAACGCAAACATTCGTTGCCTGAAGACTTCGAACCCAAGCAAAGCCACCACGATCTGGCCGACAGCCTGTCCGTGATTTTGTTTGACGAATTGCCGCAGTTTTGTGATTACCACGTCGCGCATGGCTCTACGATGACAAACTGGGATTTAGCCCTGAACACATGGCTGCGCAACGCGAATAAGTTTAGAAAATCCGAAAAGCGGCAAACCCAATTTTTGACCCCTCACCAACAGCGGGAAGAAAACAACCGCAAGTCCACCGCCGCCTTCCTGGCTGACGAGTCAGACCCTTTCACCGTAAACGGGGAGTGTTCACATCATGCTTGACAACGAAAAACGCCTGTTCTCAGACCTGATAGACGCTGCTATGCCGGTTTACCGCATGGAGGCGAGTGTTGAAACCAAGCGCCTGTGGTGGGGAATCTTGAAGGCTTACACCATGACGCAAGTTCGCGCAGCATTCAGCCGCCACATGAGCGAGAACGGCCAGACAATCACCCCAGCGAATATCCGCACCCTGATCGACAAGGCCAACCCAGACGGCAGGCCGGGTGCAGACGAAGCCTGGGCAATGCTGCCGTATAAAGATGAGGCCGCCAGTGTGGTCATGACCGACGAAATGAGTGAAGCGTTTGGAATTGCCCAGCAGGTTGACGACAAAAACGGGGCGCGCATGGCTTTTCGTGATGCGTATAACCGGATCGTTGAGAGCAACAAGTCTGTCGGAATAAAGCCGCGCTGGTTTGCATCACTGGGGCATGACAAAAACGGGCGCGATATTGTTTTACAGGAGGCTGTGAGGCTAGGCAGGATCGGCCAGGCATACGCCGCAGGACTCTTGCCACCGCCTATCACTGAACGCGGGAGCTCTATGCTGGCGCTGGTCGCGGTAAATGGAACGCTCACTGACGAATCATCGACTGAGCAGGATCGGGAGATGGCGATAAAGCGAATTGCAGGAATCAAGGCCATGTTGGAGGCAAAATAAATGCGCGTGATTGTTGGCTGCGAGTATTCCGGCAGAGTGAGGCGGGCATTCCGAGATTTGGGGCATGACGCGTGGTCATGCGATTTGCTTCCGTCTGAGGACGGTTCAGAATTTCACATTCAGGGCGACATTTTCCCGGTTCTTAAAGATCACTGGGATTTGGCAATCTTCCACCCGCCCTGCACTTATTTGAGTGTGAGCGGGATGCACTGGACGACGCGTGGATTGCGCGACCCACAGCTTACCGAGGACGCGCTTGACTTTGTACGCCTGCTGATGGATGCACCGATACCACGAATCGCTGTAGAAAACCCAGTGAGCGTAATTTCAAGTCGCATTCGCAAACCTGACCAGATCATAAACCCGTACCAGTTCGGCGAAGACGCAAGCAAGAAAACCCGCTTATGGCTGAAAGGCTTGCCGTTGCTGACCACGACACAATACATTGAGCCGAGAATTGTGAACGGGAAAAAGCGGTGGGCGAATCAGTGCGATTCAGGACAAAACAATTTGGGGCCAAGCGATGACAGATGGAAAGAAAGGTCGAGGACATTCTCCGGAATTGCAAAATCTATGGCAGACCAGTGGGGAGAAACTGGCATATTTACTGGGGATAACTGCGGGGAAATTATGCGACCTGAAAAGCAATCCACAATTTTCGAGCTATTCGGAACGGATAGCGTACCGGGCAGGATGGCTTAAGGGAATGATGAAATGACAAAATATGTAACGAAAACTCCAGACCGCATCGCTATAGCGTACCAGCTTCGGCTTGATATACACGCCTACATCAAGGCCAACGAAGGATGCACCATTAGGGCCATAATCGATGCATTCCCAGACCGCAACATCGAAACCGTCAGAAAGTCCGTTTATAGACTGAGGATAGCCGAGGAAATTGTCACCAACGAAGTTCCCAGTTTGGGAGGAAGGAGGCACATTTGCCGCACGCTGACCGCCGAGATAAAACCCGAATCAGCCACCAGGGATCGGTTGGCGATGCCGAAAAAGACCAGCAATAAGCCGAGTGATAAAACAGGGCTGGTTTATGCCAAGATAAAACCAAAATCAGCCACCCGAAGGCGGTTGGCGATGCCGAAAAAGAGCAACACGAAGCCAAGCGAAAAAACTACGGGATTAGTCTACTCCAAGGATGGCGGTCGCGTTATACCGGATGGCGAAATCACTAAAATCGACCCACAACGACCATGGCTCACCGTTCACCGTGGGAGTATGCGAGAGAAGACAATCCCCGGCCAGCGCGGTCAAGGCGCGTGCAGATTATGACTGAGCCATGGAAGGAGACCCTTACCACACAGCAGCGAAAAATCCTGAACGCTGCTTGTGGCGACCTGGCTAAACAGATAAGCTGGCACGGGTTCAGGCTTAGCAAGGACGACTGGCGACACATGCTTGCTGGAACGATGCTCGGATGGCGTTTGATGCCGGGTATCGATAAAGGAGAAGGCAACGCTGGGCTGATAATGCTTGGAGGCTCAAGCCTTGATCTTAGTAAAGAGCAGTGCATGGACGCGATAACGCAGGCGTTTCTTATTGGCGACGACCCCAGCAGCCAGGGGCTTAAATCGCCGCCTGTGCGCTGGTGTGCTGCGGTTTGTAAGGCTAGATGGTTGGTTGACGAGCCTGACGGGTATCAACAAGGTGCTTAAGAAAATCTTTGAGGAAGCGATTTTTATCTTGGCGGTTATCGCCCTGACCGTTCTGGTTGTTTTGTCGATTGACGCTATCCAGGCAACAAGTGACTTTGCGACCGCTCCCGCCAGTGCGCTGATTGCGATCGTGATTAGCTTTGTCTTGTCCATGATAAGGCGCTGGATTACGAATATGACATTGCGCCAAGGGGGGGGAAGTTGAGCACACTTGAAATGATATGCCGCGCCGAAACATCGAGAGATTTACAGCATCACGAAAGGCCGTGCGACGTAGATATACTCGGTGCTGTCGGTATGGCAACCGCAACGAATCCTGCGTATCTTTCTTTGTACAGGATAAAATACCTTAATGATCCGGCGGAGATTGAGGTGTGCAAATACATATTTATTCGCTGGGCATACCGGTCTATGGTTGCGCGCAAGGTCGATCCACAGGGCTATAGCCGTCTGGGCGTGCAGGCGCTGATGGCGTGGGTAGGCGATGTTTGTCAGACCTGCCACGGTCAGCAGTACCAGAAATTTGCGGGAGCGCCGTCGTTATCAGACCGTACCTGCCCGGCCTGTCACGGGCTTGGGAAAAATCGGATCAGGACAGGCAGCGCCGCGACGAAAGAAGTTATTCAGGACGTAATCGAGCGCGCAGACTCGTCTATTTACGCATTGCGCCTGGCAATGGTTGAAAAAATTGGGCGATAATACATAAAATAGTTGTTGACAAACGGAAATTGTGCCACAATTGGTTATTCGCCACATAACGTTGTCCGGTAAATCCCGGATGACACATAGATAAAAAGGGCGGAACTCAAATTGTTTAAGCCCCGTTCGCCCTGAGAAAACACAACTGGCCTAATCTGCCGGTTTTTTTATGTTTGACGCTAGACCAGACCCGTCACAGTGAGGGCAGACAGTACACCTAAGCGCCCGGCTAATGCTGGATCGTTGAACGCCGTACAGCTTGGCGGCTTTGGACGCGTTGGCGACCTCGCCGGATGCTAGGGCGGCGAGTGCCATGGCGAGTTTCGGGGAGCGTGGGCGGCTCATTATACTGACCACTCTAAATCACCATAACCAGGCAGGTTGTTGATGGCGTTGTGGATGATTGCCTTGATGATTGCGGCGGCTGGCGTGTGCTCATAGTCGTTAACCTCGCAGGCTTGGTAATTGAAGCAGTCGCAAAGTTTAATGATCTGCATGGGCGACTGGTATTTGTCGGTAATTTTATATTTAATGCCCGTGGTTACGTCGTCATCGCCGTATCTGACATGCAGCGATTCTTTATTGGCTGTTTCCAGTATGGCTATAATGCGCTGCTCGTTGCATCTAACATCAAACCATTTATTACCGATGAACACCGACACAGAATTGTTGGATGCATAGGTGACGATAGCGTTTAAGTGTAGGTCTGAAACCATATATGCTGACATTTGAAACTCCTTAGTTAACTGTTGATAGGTCATTGATTGAGCCTGGCGCGGTGGCTGCGGCTAGGACTGAGGCCAGCACAAACAAGCTACGCGGGCATTTGCTGGCGTTGATAGCTTTGGTCACTTCGTCAGGGTGCGCGCCCCGGAGTTCGTGAGCTAGACGGACGGCTTCGAGGGCTTGCGGGTTGGCTACTGTGTAGATGGTCATGGTTTGCTCCTTAGTTAATGATTTCGTCTAGCGCGGCTTCTATCCGGCCAAGATCGCCGACGTGTCCCCAGCTGATATCGTCCGCATCATGGTTAAAGTGGTCATCTGCCAGTTGCTGCAGTTTTGCAATCTGTGCCTGTATGGCGGCGGTTTTGGCGATGTAGGCGTTGACGGCTGTTTGTTTGGTGGTCATTTTGATGCTCCTTATGTTTTCGAGCGGCTTAATTGCTACCCGATGACCGTAATGTAAATCATGTGCGGAAGTTACGCAACAAAGTAAAACTTATATTGATATAAATAAAACTTGGGACAAATGACACAACTGCAAATAGAACGCCGCCCGGTTGACTCGCTGATCCCATACGCGCGTAACAGCCGAACCCACAGCGACCAACAGATTGCCCAGATCGCCGCCAGTATCCGCGAGTTCGGCTTCACCAACCCGGTGTTGGTTGACGGCGATAACGGCATCATCGCCGGGCATGGCCGATTGATGGCTGCGCGTAAGCTGGGCATGGATGATGTGCCGGTGATCGAACTGGCGCACCTGAGTGAGACGCAAAAACGCGCTTATATCATCGCTGATAACAAACTTGCGCTGAATGCCGGGTGGGACGACGGAATGCTGGCGCTTGAGCTGGCCGAACTGGACACGGAAGGTTTCGACCTTGACCTGACCGGGTTTGACGCGTCGTTGATCGACGGCCTATTGGGGGCGGGCGGCGTGGAGGACGCGTCCGGCGCGGCACCCGCCGGGGATTTCAATTACCAGGAAAAGTACGCCGTGTTGATTGATTGCAAAAACAGCGCGGAGCAAGAGCAGCTATTCGACAAGCTGACAGGCATGGGGCTGGTTTGTAAAATTCTGGTGAATTAGCATGAAAATTCGGGTAAGAAATAGCTGTCACGATTTTAATACCTACCGCGCGGCTCGGGTAAAAAGCCTGTTTAACTGCGATAGCGGCGCGGATTTTTCCCTCGACGCTGATTTGCCCGACGACGACGAATGGAAAATCGGCGTAATCGTCGGCCCGTCTGGGAGCGGGAAAACCAGTATAGGCAGGGAGATGTGGCCGGATGTCGGGATTTATGACGGGGACGGGGGCTGGCCTGAAAATGCGCCGATTATCGACGCTATCGCACCGGGCGGCGATTTTGATGCCGTAACCGGCGCTTTATCCGCCGTCGGCCTCGGCTCCGTCCCCGCCTGGTTGAGACCGTATAAGGCGCTCTCCAACGGCGAGCGTTTCCGCGCCGGGATGGCGCGGGTCATCGCCGACGGCAGGCCGCGCGTTATCGTCGATGAATTTACCAGTGTTGTGGATCGGCAAGTGGCAAAAATCGGCGCGTCCGCCTTCAGCAAGGCGTGGAAGCGCGGTGGCGGGCAGGCCGTCTTGCTGTCTTGCCATTACGACATACTCGACTGGGTAGAGCCGGACTGGGTATTCAACACCCAGACCGGCGAACTGCTACGGGGGTCGCTTTGGCGACGGCCAAAGTTTGACCTCGAGATTTTCCAGACGAACGGCAGTTACTGGCCAATGTTTGAGCCGCATCACTATTTGAAACTTCCGCGCATGGTGTCCGCAAAGTATTTTGTTGGCTTCGTCGACGGCGAGGCGGTATGCCATATCGCTTCCGCGCCCAGGCTGGAAATCGGCGGAATGCGCGTGTGTCGCATGGTCGTGATGCCAGAATGGCAGGGTGCCGGGGTCGGTTTGAGATTTTTAAACGAAGTCTGCCGCCTGCAATTTACCGAGGCGAACGCCCACCATGGGCGTACAAAAGCGGTTTATTTCCACACCTCCCACCCCGGCCTGTGCGCGGCCTTGCGCCGGGATAAAAAATGGCGGCAGGTTTCGCAAATGATGGGCGGGGGGCATAAGGGAAAATGCAGGGCGAGTATACACAAGAGCAAAGCGCCGGAATCGAAGCATAGCCCAGTAGCATCTGGTTACGGCGGACACCAACGCGCTGTACAAGGCTTCAAAATGGCGCGCGGGGCGGCATGAGGTTAGTAATCGCGGGGCAGAAATGGTTTGGTGCCGAGGTACTCCGCGCAATTTCGTTAATTCCAGGCGTTGACGTGGCCGCCGTTACCGCGCCGCTCGGTGATAGGCTATTTAACGCGGCGGTCGAGCGCGGCATAAAAATAATACCGCCTGGCGCGCTCCGGGCTGAAACCGTGCCAGACGGCATTGACCTTATCGTCGCCGCGCATTCCCACGACTTTATCGGCGAGCGCACCCGCCTCCGCGCGCGTTGGGGCGGCATCGGATACCACCCCAGCCTGCTCCCCCTGCACCGTGGAAAAGACGCCGTGCGCTGGGCTATCAGGATGGGCGAAAAAGTGACCGGCGGGAGCGTTTACCGCCTGAGCAACCGCATGGACGGCGGCGACGTGCTGGCGCAGCGCCACGTATTTATCGCGCCGGGGGACACCGCCGAGGAATTATGGCGGCGCGACCTCGCCCCGTTAGGAGTAACCCTGCTGGCGGAAGCCGTCGCCGGTTTTTTGTCGCGCGGGTACCTGCATGGCGTGCCGCAGGACGAGGCGCTGGCGACATGGGAGCCGTCTATCGACCGCCCCCCAGCCTACCGCCCAGACCTGCTCTTGCTTCCGGGCAATGGGCAGACGCGGGCGGGAGCAATAAATTGATGCCGCGTTCCTTGGCCTGCGTTGGCGAGGTGCTAGATGGCGAACATTAAGACAACACCCGAACAATGGGCGGAGGCGAAAGAGTATTTCGAGGCGGGGCTTTCCCTGTCCGCAATAGTTGCCAAGACCGGAATCAGTAAGACGCAGTTAAGCAAACGCTCGGGCTTGGAAGGATGGGCAAAAGGAACTGAAAAGGAACAGCTAATCGTTGACGCTGTGCGGGTTGGACTGGCAAAGGGAACGCTAACGGAACAGGCGCTTGCCGTGCATAACGAGATAGTCGATGAACGCGTTATGCGCGTGGAATGGCTGAACGTCCAGGCACTAAAGAACGTCAAGGGTGCCATGGCGCATCCTTGTGATAATCAGAACGACTACAGGGCGCGTGCTGATACAATCAGCAAGGCCAAGGAAGTCGTGGTTGGCAGGCAGCCCGAAACGGCTATACAGATCAACAACAACGCGCAGCCGACCATCACACACGATGAATTCCGAGAGACCGCGAGGGCGCTGATAACTGAGGTTTGACCATGCGCGAATATACACCGGCTGAAAAGCAGTCGGCGGCGATACTTTCGCAGGAGGACTTGTACTTCTTCAGCCGCTGGATGTTTCTGCAACGGCGCGGATTTAATTGGCAACGTGCCGGGCATCACCAGATAATCTGTGAATCCCTGATGCGCGTGTACCGGGGCGAGTGCAAGCGGCTCATAATAAACGTACCGCCGCGCTACAGTAAGACGGAACTGGCCGTGGTGAACTTCATCGCGTGGGCGCTTGGGAAAACTCCAGACGCTGAATTTATACACGCCAGTTACAGCGCCACGCTGGCAACCAACAACAGCGCCCAAGTGCGCGGGGTAATCCAGCATGAGGCGTACCGTGATATTTTCCCAGCCTGCCAACTTGATAGTGAGGCCAAGGCGCACTGGACGACCACCGTAGGCGGTGTGATGTACTCGGCAGGCGCGGGCGGCACCATTACCGGCTTCGGTGCTGGCAAGCATCGACCCGGCTTTGGCGGTGCCATCATCCTTGATGATCCCCACAAGGCAGACGAAGCCCGCAGCGACGTGATGCGGCAGAACGTGATCGATTGGTTCCAGAACACGCTGGAAAGCCGCAAGAACAGCCCGGACACACCGATAATCCTTATCATGCAGCGATTGCATGAAGGTGACTTGTCCGGCTGGCTGCTCGACGGCGGCAATGGAGAGGAATGGCAGCACGTCTGCCTTCCCGCGATCAATGAGGACGGCACCGCGCTGTGGCCGGAAAAGCACAGCGTCGAAGTCCTGCGCCGCATGGAGCAGGCCGCGCCGTATGTGGTCGCAGGCCAGTACATGCAGCGCCCGGCACCGCTGGCCGGAGGTGTAATCAAGCCCGACCAGATGCAGGTAATAGACGCACTACCGGCAGTCCATATTGAATGGGTGCGCGGCTGGGACTTGGCCGCTACGGTTGACGGCGACTACACCGCCGGTGGCAAGCTCGGAAAGTTGCCGGATGGAAGATTCATCATCGGTGACATGGAGCGCAAGCGTTGCGGCCCTGATGAGCGTGATGCCGCGATGATGAACACGGCCAGCCGTGACGGCACCGGAGTGCGCATCAGCATCCCGCAAGACCCAGGCCAGGCTGGCAAGACGCAGGCGCTTTACCTGACCCGCAAACTTGCCGGGTACTCGGTTACAACTTCGCCCGAGACAGGCGACAAAGTAACACGCGCCGAACCGCTGGCCTCACAGGTCAACGTTGGCAACGTGATGATGTTGCGCGGCGAGTGGAATGATGCGCTGGTCAATGAAATGCGCACGTTCCCCAACGGCAACAATGACGACCAAGTAGATGCACTATCCCGCGCCTTCGCTGAATTGCTTGGCGGCACCACTGGAATGATCGAGTTTTACGCGAGCCTAGCGGCTCAACACAAAGAGGGAAAAGACAATGGCTAATATCAAATTCTATGCACCGAGCGGCGTGTCAGACGCAACCCTTTCCGACGGCAGAAAGATTACCGTGGCTAGCGGATACGCCACGGCGGATAGTAAATATGCGCCTGAGCTGATGCTGTCCGGGTGGACACCCGCGATGGAGGATGGCGTTACAGCCACCGTCAACTCGGACGGCTCGGTGAGTTTGTATGTGAATGGCATTGCTATCCAAACAGGTGGAACACAGACAGTAACTTCCATCACCAACAATACAGACGGCACGGTTAATACCTACGTCAAGAGCGGCATTACCTACACCGTAAGCTACAACGCGGCAGGCTATGTCTCAGTGATTACCGGAAGCAATGGCAGCACCGTAACTCCAACCTACGATGTCAATAATGCTGTAACTGCGGTGACGGTGGCTTAACATGGCGATTACATACTACGTTTCAAAAAGCGCGGCAAACGGATGGGCAGTTGGCGTTGACACCAACAGCGGATTAACTACATCACTCCCATTCCTGACTCTGGAAAAAGCGCTCACAGTTATGGTGGCAACCGATATATGTATAGTCAATGATGGTACATATACGCACGCATCAACATTCTGGGCGTTTTCCAATTCTAACCAGACTATCAAGCCGCTGAATGATTATCAGGTGACGCTAAAGCCTGCTGCGGGGCAAGGCACTGCCTTCCTGCAAAATAATGGTGGAACAGCTTGCACCCTTGGAGCGTTCAAGGTCGATGCCAGCGGGATGGGTGCAAATGCTTCTGTTGTTTATGCCACTTCAGCAATCAAATGGGGTGACGAAGCCCTCGGTATAAACGGCCCATGGGTTATTAACACCGGGGCAGCAAACACCGGGGCAGCTTTCTGGTTTGGCGGCAATACACAGACTGCCACTGGCTACAACATACGGGTAGACAATGGTTTTGGTAAGGGCGGGGTTTATGCGCCCAACATCACAACTGGATCAGTTGACATCAATGGATTATCGGGTGCGATTACCAACGTAGTAACCGACCGATGTGGCGCGTTCTATGCTAAGGGAAACACATCTAATGCTGGGTGGGTTCGGGTGCGTAATTGCAGCGCCAGTGTGGCCGCCAGCGCGGCAAGTACTCCGTGTGTGCTTGGCGCTTCTAACATCCGATATATTTTCGAGAACAACTATGGCATGGCGATTTCGGGTACAGCTACCACCGCGAGTATTGTCGTAGCCTCCCCTGTTGGGGTAGTGCAAGCCGACAACAGTATCTGCCGCTACAACAGCGGCGTGAACTCTGCAGCCGGGCATTATCTGTATCTGCACGGAACCGATGGTGCAAGCGCCAATGACAACTTCCAGAACTACCCAATATGTCACGACAACGACTTTTCATATACGGGGTCTGACGCGCTGCCGCATGGATTCTTGTTCGGTTCGATGAAGGGCGGCGCGATGGTCAACAACACCGCGACCGGCGTTGCCATCCCATTTATCTCGAAGCTACAAACCGAGCGTTCTTACATCGGGTGCAATAAGGTCGTCAACCAAAAGAACTTTAGCGCGACCCTGTTGTATGGGAAAGGTACGACGGGCACCATCTTCTTCAGCAACAGGATCACACTCGATTCCATCAACCATGCGCTTTGCATGGGGTCATTCAACGATGGCGCTGGGACGAACTCGGCAGGAGTTATCTTCAGCGGCAACATGATTACAGCATCCTCGACTTACCAGCCGAACTTAATTGCTGCTATCGGCAGCGCGACGGATACTTCAACCGGAACGATGATAGGGAACAGCTATTATATCCCAGCAGGCGTGAACACAGGCGGCGCGCCATTCGTCAACGGCGCGACTACATACGCAGCTTCTACAGCTATTGCTGACTGGGGTGCCGCTGTTGAAACTAACTATGAGACTCGCGCCACTGCGAAAATCTACCAAAGCAAACGCTCTGATATTGGGTGGGCTTCGGGAGGGATCGAAGGTACGTTGATTGCCCAGCGCGGCAGGCTATAAATAACAACACCCGGCTGGTTTTATGAGTAATAAACAAGGCATCGAATGAAGACACCGATTGAACCTAGCATGATCGCCCGTGCGGTGGCTGGCGTGCGCTATGCGCTGACCGGCAAGCAGCCGGACTGGTTCGGCCCTGGCGATCCGCTGCCCCCTGTAGCACAGGAACAGGCAATCGGACGGCAGTTCGACTACCCGGTCTTTGCAAATACCCGGCTCACGCCGCGTGCTGGCGAGGCGGTATCGTTCGCGCAGATGCGGGCGCTGGCCGACGGATACGACCTGCTGCGGATGGTTATCGAGACCCGCAAGGATCAAATGGTCAAGATGCAGTGGAAAGTCCAGCCCAAGGACGAAGACCGGAAACCGGACGACCGATGCAAGGCCGTGCATGAGTTTCTTGCATTCCCGGATGGCGAGCACAATTTCCAGACATGGCTTCGTATGGCGCTGGAGGATATGTTCGTAATCGACGCGGCCACCGTATACCCCAGAAAGACGCTTGGCGGCGCACCGTATGCGTTTGAGCTGATCGACGGCGGGACTATCAAGCGCGTTATCGACCCCACGGGGCGAACACCGCTGCCGCCTGACCCGGCTTATCAGCAGATACTGAAGGGACTTCCAGCGGTCGATTATAGCCGCGACGAACTGGTCTATCTGCCGCGCAACGTCCGCACCCACAAGGTATACGGATACAGCCCTGTCGAGCAGATCATCATGACGGTCAACATCGCTCTGCGCCGCCAGATGAACCAGCTTTCGTATTACACTGACGGCAACACGCCGAACCTGATATTCGGCGTGCCGGATACGTGGAACCCCGACCAGATAAAGGCGTTCCAGGGATTCTGGGACAGCATCAACTCCGGCCAGTCGAAGCACACGGCCAAGTTTGTTCCAGGCGGCGTAACACCGATTGACACCAAGGCGCAGGCGCTCATGGATGAGTTCGACGAATGGCTGGCTCGCATCGTCTGCTTCGCGTTCTCCATCCCTCCGACCCCGTTCATCAAATCGAACAACAAAGCCACAGCCGAGAGCGCACAGGATGCGGCATTGCAGGAAGGCTTGCAACCGCTGATGCAGTGGGTCGAAGATTTAATGAATACGCTGATATGGCGTTACTTCGGATATACCGACCTGTGCTTTGCATGGCAGGCCGACAGGGACATCGCGCCAGACATACAAGCCGCGATCAACGACCAGAAGCTACGCAACGGCACCCGCACCATCAATGAAGTGCGCGCCGATGACGGCATGGAACCGGTCGAAGGCGGAGACCTGCCGATGATTTACACGGCACAAGGCGCAGTGCTGCTCAAGGACGTGATTGACCCGCCTGAGCCTCCTGAGCCTGTTGTTTCGATTCCGGTCAACGAACCTCCGAAGCCAGGCGAGCTAGAACAAGCCGTAAAGATTGAAAAAAAAAAGCATGTAGCGACGAGCAGTGCAGTTGTGGACAAGGGCATATCCAAGGCCACGCGCATTATTAAACGCTTTCTGCGTTCGCAGGTTGCCGACATGACCGCGCAGATACAGGACTGGCTGGACAAGCTGGGCAAGGACGACGCTTCTGACAAGGACGACGCATCTGACGTGGAACGCATTCTGGCCGAGCTGGACTTCGCCGGATGGGCTGTGCTTGCCAGCGACATTGAGCCGGTGCTTAAACGCATCGCGCAGGACGGCGGCAAGGTCGGGATATTACAGGTAGGAATCAGCGACAAGGGCATCACCGACCAGGTGAGCAAGGAAGCCGCGCAGTTTGCAGCAGACCGGGGCGCTGAGCTGGTCGGTATGAAATGGATAGAAGGCGAACTGGTAGAGAATCCGAACGCCGTCTGGACAATCACCGAAGGCACGCGCGAGAAGTTGCGCAGCCTGGTGATGAACGCCATCAACGAAGGATGGGCAAGTCAGCGGCTGTCTGACGAAGTGCAGGACAGCCAAGCGTTTTCCGATGTCCGAGCCGAGACAGTCGGACGGACAGAGATTGCGCGGGCGCATGTCCAAGGCAACCTGACTGCGTGGAAATCGTCCGGCGTGGTGGACAAGAAAGAATGGCTCACCGCCGAAGCGTGCTGTGACGAATGCGCAGCGCTTGACGGCATGATCGTTGATATTGGTGATGAGTTTCCCGGCGGCGATGCCCCTCTGCACCCCAATTGCATGTGCGTGGTGCTGCCAGTTTTAACCGAGCAAGACAACACTGAAGATGAGGAGTGAGCAATGAAACTTTACGCAGAAATCAGCAAGACCGAAGAACAGGACGACGGCACCGTCAAGGTGTGGGGATACGCCTCCAGCGGCGCTGTGGACTCGGATGGGGAAACCATCACGCCCGAGGCAATGAAGGCCGCCTTACCCGATTACATGGCGTTCGGCGCGGTGCGTGAGATGCACGGCAAGAGCGCAGCAGGCACCGCGATTGAGGCGAGCGTCGAGGATGACGGGCGCACCTTCTTCGGCGCGCATGTGGTCGATACGGAAGCGGTTAAAAAGGTCAAGGCCAACGTGTACAAGGGATTCAGCATCGGGGGCAAAGTCACCGAGCGCGACACCATGAACAAGTCGATTATAAAGGGGATTAAATTGATTGAAGTCAGCCTAGTTGACCGCCCGGCCAACCCCGAAGCCCTTTTCACCATGTACAAGGCGGAGGAAATCGAAAAGACCGCCGTGGATGAACTGGCCGAACTGCTGGACAGCGGGGAGATTACCCCGGAACGTCTTGTTGAACTGGCGAAGGCCGAGAAGCCACCCGAGCCTGAATCAGCGTCGGTCGAAAAGGGCATGTATTCAGTCGCCATGCTGGCGCAGGTGTTATGCAGCTTGAACGACATCAAGGAAAGCTCTGAGTGGGAGGCCGAATACGAGGGCGACAACTCGCCCATCCCTGCCAAGCTGAAGGACGCGGTAAACAGCCTGGCTGCAATACTGGTAGAAATGACGCAGGAGGAAACAGCCGAATTGACAGCCGACCCCGATGCACTCATTGAGCCATTGCAAATGGCCGAATCCACCGGCGACCTTGAGAAGGCGGGCGCTGCGTTTTCAGCGTCGGCGAAGGACAAACTGAAGAAGGCTCACGACGCAGTAAAAACCGCATCCGACCACCTAAGCAGCTTGGGATATGACGAGACTGGAAAGGCTGAATCCGCTGACGATCTCGTCAAGATGACCGACAAGATGACCAAGCTGGAAAGCGATAACGCCGACCTAGCAAAGCGCGTGGCTGAACTTGAAGCCCAGCCAGCGCCAGCAAAGGGTGTGTTGAAGGTAGTGGAAAAAGGCCAAGACATCGCGCTCGAATCTGCACCTGACGAGTCAGAGATTACCAAAGGCATGACACCGCAAGAACTCGCCTTGTACGAAATCAAGAAAGTGTACGCAACCGGAGGCCGTTCGCTGTCGCAGCGTTAAGCCAATTCCATCAACCGAACACCGCCCCTGACCGGGCTTTTTTTACGCTGAACCCAAGCCCCTTGACCCGGGCTTTTTTAATCCAGGAGAACTACCATGTCCGTAACTCAAGAAACCCTCGACCTGATGAAGACTGCACAAGCATCTTCGAACGATAACCTTGCTAAATCCATCACCGTCGGCACTGGCCTGGTCGCATACGACCTGCAAGGCCCGGCGAAGAACCTGTACCCGGTAATCACCCCTCTGCGTAACAGTATTCCACGCGTCGGCGGCGGCACCGGCACAGCAACCAACTGGCGGCAAATTTCCGCCATTACCGGCTCGGGTGTTTCCTCGATGCCATGGGTGCCGGAAGGCCAGCGTTCAGGCCGCATGTCATACACCACCGCAAACAAGGCGGCGGCTTATGTGACCATCGGTGAAGAAGACCAGATCAGCATGGAAGCCGTCCACGCAGGCCGGAACTTTGAAGACCTGAAATCGACCAGCGGAATCCGCCTGTTGCAACAGATGATGATAAAGGAAGAACACGCGATCCTCGGCGGCAACAACAGTGTTGCGCTCGGCACGCCTGTCACGCCCACCCTGTCATCGTCTGGCACCGGCGCAACCCTGCCGTCCGCCACTTATGGCGTGTATGCAGTCGCGTTGACCTACGAAGGCTTGCAAGCCGCATCACTGGCGGGCGGCGTTAAGCAGGCTGTGTCCGTCACCGGCGCAGATGGCCTGAGCTACACCGTCAACGGCGGGTCTTCGCAGAAATCGGCACAAGCTACCCAGGCCGTAACGCTTGGCGCTTCGCTGTTCTGCTCGACCACCGCCGTGTCGGGCGCGAGTGGATACGCGTGGTTTGTAGGCGTATCCGGTTCCGAGAAGCTGGAAGCCATCACCACGATCAACTCTGCGAAGTTTTCCGCACCGCTGACCGGAACTGGGCAGGCGATCACAGCCGTCACCATTGACGCATCGCAGAACAGCGGCGCGTTCGACGGCCTGCTGTCTGCCGCTGCCGCCGGTGGTTATGTCACCACGCTGGCAACCGGCACCGCTGGCACGGGTACTGCCCTAACCGCCTCCGGTCGCGGCTCGATTGTTGAAATCGATGCCATGCTGAAAAGCCAGTGGGATAACTACCGCGTCAGTCCGACCGTTCTGTATATGAACGCGCAGGAGCTGAACAACGTGACCACGAAGGTTCTGTCTAACGCCAGCGGCCCTTTGCTGCGTTACAACATGGACGCGAACGGCAGTGAGCCAATGGGCATTGTGGCAGGTGGCGTTATCACCTTCTACTTTAACCCCTTCGCCCTCAACGGCGGTATGATGATCCCGGTCAAGCTGCACCCCACTCTGCCTGCCGGAACCATCCTCGCTTATTGCGAAAACCTCCCGCTGCAATACCAGAGCAACAACGTGCCGAACGTGTGTGAAGTCAAGACCCGAAACGATTACTATCAAATCGACTGGCCGCAAAAGACTCGCCAGTATGAATTTGGCGTATATTCCGAGGAAGTCTTGGCGATTTACGCGCCTTTCGCCATCTCTCTCATCAAAAATATCGCAAACGGCTAATACAGCGTGATGTGGGGGGTTGCCTTCGGGCAGCCCTTTTTTCCAAAGTCGGTATCAATTCGGCACCGGCTTTGTAAAAAACCAACCTAAAGGAATCGACATGGCTAAAATGAAGGCACCAGAGAACTGCGGCGGCTGCTACGTTGGCGGCGTTGAATATACCGCTGACAAAAAAGGCTTCATCAACGTACCGGATGAGTTTATCGACGCGCTACTGCCGCACGGCTACACGTTGGCGGGCGATTCAGTCAAGCCAGCGGTTGACGATGCGCCATCGGTTGACGCTGCGCCAGCGGCTGCTGAGTAATGGCCGCAGGCGATCTCACCACGCTGGCGGCTGTCAAAGCCAAGCTGCGCGTAACAGGTACGGGCGACGATGCCATGCTGGGTACGATGATCACGCAGGCCAGCCAGTTTATTCAGGCGTGGCTCAACCGTACAATTGCCTCGGCTTCCTACACCGAGATGCGCGACGGCACCGGCACGCAAACGATGATGTTTGCAAATTACCCGGTGACGGCGGTTGCCAGCCTCACGGTTGACGACTTAGCCGTTCCGCCCGCCAGCAACACCACGAATACGGGTTATCGATTCGCCGCGCACCGGATGCACCTGAACAATGACGTATTCACACGCGGCTTCGGCAACGTGACCGTGACCTATACCGCTGGATATGCCAGCACGCCGCCAGAGATTGACGGCGCGTGCGCTGATTTGGTGGCGTACAAATACCGCGAATTGGAACGGATCGGACACAGCAGCAAGTCGATTCAGAGCGAGACTGTGGCGTTCATTACCGACGACATGCCCGCCGGGGTCAAGACGATTCTCAACAACTACCGCAACGTGGTTCCCGTCTGATGATTACCGCATACCTGGTCGGAGAATCCGAACTGATGG